AACAATAGAAACCATACGAGGCTGGGTGTAGAAGTCTGCGATCATCGAGGCCTTCTTACGACCAGCATCCCTAAGAGTGCGCTCTAGGTTTCTAAGAGCTAGACGTACTCGAACGAACGCCGCCTCTTGGACTGAATCCAAAACGCCTTCTGCGTTTCGTCCGGTGGGAGTGAATCCCCGCACGATAGCAGACAGACCACTAACGCGTTCCATTTCGGATTGGTACCAACGCACCAGTTCGCTAACGCCGTTAGGCATATCCGGCGGTTTGAGCCAGGAGATTCCTCCGACTGCGGCCTGGTTAACCGTAAGGCGTTGGCCCGGCTTGTTAGTAATCCTCGTGCGGGGAATGCCCGAGTTGGTTGGTTCCAAGAATACCGGATTACCAACCAGTTCTGCGTGGGACTGAAGGCTTGCAAGAAGTCGGTTTAATGCGATCTGGAGTGGCGCAAGATGGTCTACGAGGGAAATACCCCAGAACTCTCCAAGTTCACAGAACACGTATCTTGAGTATGGATGGTTGGAGTGACCGTAAAGTGCACTTGCGTACTCATCAACGAGAACCAGATCAGCGGCGACAATGACAACCCTCCACCGGTCAACAACGTGTGTGAGCTTGTCCTCACCCTCAGACTCTTCCTCTACGACTTCGTGCTCCCGCAACCAGCACTCGAACACCGTGACGCCCTCGTCTCGGAACACTTGTGCTCGGTCGCCTTGACCTGGAAGTCCCCAAGATGGTGCTGTAACCGGGGAAATCGCACCGGTATTCGCCATCGGGACTTTGCCTGACGGACTGTCAATGCTCTCCCGGTCTTGGATCGGTTCATCCTTCATTCCTTCTCGGTCGCGTAGTTTCTTAGCAGTGCCAGGGAAACGACGGTCAAGTTCCTGCAACGAGATGCGGCGGACTTCAAGGAAGTAGTTTGCATCATCGAGATTGTGTGCTTGTGGGTCGGGATAAACGGCAAATGGGTCAAGACGCGTAATGTGAGCGTCGCCAAAACCGTCAGCTAGAGATGGGTCCCAAATCGTCTTTGTAAACCCTGTCCCATAGATCATAGCGTCCCACAGAACCTTCTCCAGTTCGCCGTCCTCGTCGTTATTGATCCACGACGCCTTGATCGCAAGTTCCAGGTCACGAGCAAGATTCTGCAACTGGTTGGCGATAGGAGTTCCTGGGTGCATAAAAGGCAGGATGGTGATACCAGGCCGAATGTCGGTCATCCAACCTGCCATAGCCGCAATGATCGGGTAAATCTCCGACGCGGATGGTGATGGCATCCAAGGCTCACGAAGAGGTGACCAGGCCTGGTTATGAACCAGGCGGTACGCCCGCTGCCAGCGGTCGATCTTCGGATTCCGTGCTGTCTTTGAGTCAACGTATAGCTGTCGAACTCGTTCTGCTAGAGACTGGTCAGCCATGGCTTAGATGTTACAGGAACTTAGCTGCTTCACGTTCCCCAGTCTCCGTCATGCGCCTCATAGTGGAGTCTAGCCCTTCATCAGTGGCACCAACGTCTCGGGGATCGGCAGCAGCGTAATGCGTGCCCTGTTCCTCGTTCATCCGTTTGATCCTATCCTCAAACTCCTTAGCGTTACGTACAACTCCACCAACTGTGTGGTTGAAGTGTGTTTCGTCTCTGACGCTAGAGCGAGCGAAGTTGACCTGGCCGTAAACTCGTTCGGCATCATCGCCACACAAGTTACAAAGGACTGGTTTGTTCCTATCCTTCACGCTGCGTTCTAGTTCATCCTCAGCGCCGCACCTAGGGCAGCGAAATACGTAGATAGGCATTTAGTCCTCCTGCATCCAAGGTGGGTCCGATGCCTCAATCGGGGTTATATTCCTGCCATCTGCGGTATGTGGCGCTGGCGAGAACGGAGATGGTGGTCCCTCGGTCGCAGCGCAGATACACGCAATGGCCATCGCCATCACTGTATCATCGTGACCGGCGCGTTCGTCTGCCGGTCCGTAGCCACCATTCTCCAACGTGATGTAGTCACGCATTTCCTGGAACGTATGGTCGTCGTGGATAGTGAGAGAGCCATCCGTAAGCAACTTGATGAGGTGGCCGATCGCCCACTCCTTGCGCTTCCAGGTAGTTGACCAGCCGTACATTTCTGCGATCTTGCCAGGGTTCTTGTCAGCAAACCGCTGCTGGTAGATGCGAGGGTAGTCAAGTTCTATAAGACGTCCAACTGTTGCATACCCAGGTCCTTCAACCTCTGGTGCCATACCTGCGGTGTTATAGAAGATACCTAACTTTGCAAGCTCCTCGGCAAAAGTCATTGGGTCAATCTTGCGGCGGTAGATTGCCACCTGCTCATATGTCCTGCGGTTGATCACCTGAGCACAAGCGTAGTCGCCAAAAGTGCTTCGCGTTGGGTCTCCACCTACGTAGTATTGTCCCCAATCCAGATTGACGGAAGGCTTCTTGAACACGGTGAGAGGACCGTCTGTACCTGGCCTAAACTCGACCTTGTCGCCATTGCGGACTAGCCAGCCTCGGACTCCCTTCTCGGGATGGTAGGAGTTCCTGAGCGCATCTAGGGGGAATACGTTGGTTCCTGTCACGATGAAGGCCTCTTCTGGGTGCGATGGGTATTCCTGGTGGAAGCGGTTCATATCCCCGTCGCACAGGTTCTTTATAGCCCAGCGTCGCCACGCAATGTGATCGTCGTCGGCTCCGAGCCTTTTGAGTAGGCGTTCTTCATCATCAAGCGATCCAGTAAACAGTGACAGCCCCAACGCCCTAGCGGTGTATTCTGGGTGCTCCCACCAGGAGAAGAACAGGGGCACGAAATCGACGTCCCCGGTCTGAGCAGCTTGCCAGGTCTGGTAGAAGTAGTTTCCGACTCCATTAGCCGTGGACTCCAAAACGATCATGGTTTGAGGATTGTTCGGAATCGACTGACGAAGCCCTAGCATGAGTTCCGCTGGGCGATCCCAGAAGGCAACTTCGCTGGCGTGCAAAGAGGTCAGGGTTCGTCCTCGCCCCGCACGAATGTTCTTGGCAGTCGCAATACGCAAAGTCGAACCAGTTTCTCTCCACGACATTTCTTTCCGACTTAAGTACCTCGTCGTGTACAACTTTTTCCACGGAAATGTCTCCCAGTACAAGTGGGTCATTGAGAAGAGGTGTTCAGAAGAGTCGTTTTCGTGGGCGACCACGAGTCCATGTGACCCTTCAATCAGCTTGGCCCGGAGGAACATGAGTGCCTCCGTGATGGTGCTCATACCAAGCTGGCGGGCCTTGAGGACGATGATCCTAACCGGACGTCCCCGGTCCTCCATCTCCTGGTAGGTTTGAAGGAAAGTCCTCTGTGCCCAGTTCGGCCGCAGGTAAACCGTCTGGAAGTTCTTGTCCAGAATCTGAAGTCTGCCCAGCAGCGGTTCGAGTCTCACCACGGACCTCGGCTAAGACGTCCCTGAGTTCATCTCTGAGGGATTCGACTTCACGGTCACCTTCGCTGTCCTCTCCCAGTGCCTTAAGGATGGGAGATGTAAGGCGACTGATGAGTGTTATCTTATCCTGTGGTCTCCCGTGTTCCAAGATAGCAAAGGCTTCTCCGACTGTAACCCATGCAAGTCGCCGAATGGCGGTTCGTAACTTTTCGTCGTCTTGTCGGGCAAACTCAAAAATGTCGTCTATGCCAGGCACTAGATCACCTCGGCCTTCAAAGTCTCAGATAGAAGTTGGATTTGCTCTCTTGCCCTAGCACGTTCCTCGGCAGTTGCCTCTGGCTCTGGTTCCCACAGCGGAGGAACTCCGACTGGTGGCCGGGACCGCACGTCGGGTGCAAGCTGGCCCCAGTTTCCAGTTAGCGCCTGAGGCGTTAACGCCGACGCGTCGGGAAACTTCTTCCAGTACTGCTTCGCCCGGGCAAGAATCTCGTCAGGTGCAGCAGCGACGTCCTTGAGTTGTTTCACTGCCGCGTTAACACGTCCACGTTCGTCTTTGGTTAGTTTGTCCTGATCTAACCCACAGACTTCACAAACGGCTTCAAAGACCGAATCCTTCGGACGCGAAGCGTCCCCAAGGTTCAATGATGATTCTATTACGGTTCTGGGTGACCTGGGTGTCATCCAGATCGGAAGAGCGTC